CTCGCCCATCGCCGCAAACGCCTTGGCCCAGATAGGCCGAGCGTCCACCCCTCCCCGGACGTAGATCGCCCCGGTATTGAGGATGCAATCCGAGAAATGCCCGGTCGTAAAGGCGACATCGAAGGGCATGTCGAACACTTCCGCCGGGTCTCGAGCCAGAACGCAATCGGCTCCGACAAAAACGGTATCCTCCTGCGCCAATCCCGAGTTCAGATAGGCAAGCTGCCCCCGAATAATCGCCTTCATCAGGCTCTCGGGGAGCGCCGCAACAAAGGCGTCCGGAAGGTTCTCGTCATCGGTGATGACGATATGCTGATGCCCGAACTTCTCGCAGGATGCCCGCAGAACGTTCAAGTATGGCATGTAATCCTGATAGAACGGATGATCGTGGCGCGGAGTCCAGAAGCTAACAATGTTCATCCCACGCCCTCGATCCCGTCCGGGTAGATCTGGCGCGGCATCCAGTCGAAATCATCGTCGGACACGAAGCCGAGCATGGCATGGCTAGTTTTGTTGAGTTCCCGTTCCCATAGCGACGGCTGAACCCGCGCCGGTTCACCTTTGACCATCGCGCCCGCGGGCACGTCGCGTGTCACGACCGCCCCCATCGCAATCGTCGCCCCATCGCCGATCGTGATCCCGGGCCGCAGCCGCGCCCCGGCTCCGATCACGCAATCCGCACCGATCGTGACCGGCGTGATGCCTTTCCAGACGTACCCCCGCGGCTTGTCGTCGTTCACCGCAAGCACCTGGACCGAGACAAAGCACCGATCGCCGATGACCGTCCCGCCACTGATATGGCTGTCGTCCATGATCTGCACATCGTCGCCGATCCGAGCATCGAACCCGATCCGCACGCCGACTCCGATCACGCAGCGCTTGCCGATGCTCGCCCCCTCCCGGATGTGCGCATAGGGGCAGATGACCGTATCCTCGCCGATCTCGGCTCCCGCGTAGACAATCGCGTAGGGCGCCACGACGACGCCATACGCCAGCCTCGCCTCGGGCTGATCCTCGGTCGGACGAGCGAATGCCGGCCCCCGCAAAGGCTGGAAGCCGACAATCGCGCCCGGATGAACGATAGCGGCGGACTTCATGCCTGTCCCCCGGCATTGAAGCGCGAGCGCACCCATCGATCTGACGGATGGGGGATCAGAAGCACCTCGTCCATGCGCCACCCCGCCGCCACGCGATCCTTGACTATCTTCGGGGGCAACCCATGCAGCTCGGCCCATTCGCTAAGCGGACGGCGCTCGCCGTTGAACTCGAGCCACTTCGTCGTGCGCCGGTTGCGCATCTGCTGCTTCTGAGTTTCCCACCGGCAATTGCCGGGCTCGTAGTTGCCGTCGTTGTCAATTCGACCGAGGGAATGCTTAGTGGATGGCCTGCCGCCCATATCTCGATAGAACGCCCGGAAATCAGCACGCCATTCCGGACACACGCTGATCCCGCGTCCGCCATAGTCGCGGAAAAATCTACTTTCCGGATTTTCGCATCGCTGGATCATCGCTGCCCACGCATTATAGATAGGTGTCCCTTCCATGCCATGCTTGGTAATGACGTTGATGTTATAGCAGCCACATGAAGTGCTCTTGCCGCTGCGTAACGATCCCGCCTTAACCATGCGTATCGTGCCACAGTCACATTTGCACAGCCACCGAACATCACCATAATCACCGACACCTTTGGGTCCCAAAACGAGCCACGATCCATATCGAAGGCCCGTCAATTCCAACCGTGCTTCGCGAGATTGAGCCATACTTCCTCTCCCACAAAATTGCGAGAAAGGAAGCATAGCAAAACATTCCCTCTTAGACAACACCGTCTTTTACGCGGTGGCTCCCTGAAGGAAAGGTCGATCGATCAGCACAGTGATCGTGCTCGTCGCCGACAAAACCGTGGCCGCGTTGACGGTTCGGGCGTTCATCAACTCCTTCCCCGACGCCGCTGTCGACATGACCCGGCCGATCGTCGCGCTCTGATAGACCGGCACGTTGGGCGACACCTTGACGGCGGTTTTCTTGATGATCGTCGCGCCCTCGATCTGATACCAGCCCCAGTTTGCCGCCACGTTCGCCGACATGGCAACAGCAACCGGCTGGTTGAGATTCGCCGTGTTCGGGGTCAGCGTCGTCGTATGGTTCACCGGGTCGAAAACGACGGTGAGCCCGACAACGGTATTCGCCGCGCCCTTCAGATAGATGAACTCGCCGGCCCCCTGGACACCGCTCGAATCGTAAGCGTTGACCAGCGTGCCTTCGTCGCACGTCTGCACCGTGCTCGTTACCTCGATCGGCTGAACGCCGAGGCGGTTGTTCGTCACAATCCACGTCATGTCGTTTGCTCCTTTCGGGGACGCGCCCCTGTCGTCAGCGTTTTTTCGAGAGACCAACCGAGCTTACCGAGACGGGATCGCAAGGTATCAATGTGAACCCCGATCTCCTCGGACCACGCGAGTAAGGTCATGGTCTTGCCATCAAACGAGTAAGTGACCGGCTCCTTTATGGCATCGGTCAATGCCCGCTCGATATCCCAACCCATCCGATCGAGACGCTGACGGAGAGTAGCCCAACTTAGTCCTGCGTATTCGGCCCATTGCGCGAGCGTTTTTTTATGCCCGTTAATCTCAATCACCCGATTGCGACGCTTATTGTTCGCCTGAACATCGGTCGTCGTCCAACGGCAGTTATCTCGCTCATAATTGCCGTTGTTGTCCTCCCGGTCCAAACTATAACCCGCCGGTCGATCCCCCATATCGCGATAGAAGTTTTCAAACCTATGCCATTCTGAGCAGACCGATATGCCTCGGCCCCCATAGTTGGCATAGACCTGAGAATTAGGGTTCTCACATCGCTGAAGCATGGCCTGCCACACATGATAGACATGGGTATGCGACATTCCGTGCTGCATGATGCGTTCGGCGTTCAAGCATCCGCAGGACTTGTGCTTTCCCTTCTCCAGATCCTGACCGTAGGCGATAGTCCCGCGACCGCAATCGCAGCGGCAGAACCATCGGGCGTTCGTGTCTGTCTTGCTCTTGGCTGGCAGGCGCTCGATAACAACGAGACGCCCATACCGGCGACCCAACCGATCGATTAACCGCATAACTCATTTCCTCAGTTCCTTGTAAGGAAGATGATAATATGCGGATCATGGTTGGATCACAAGACATTTTACGCCGTGAGGACGCCCTGGAGGAAGGAATTTGAGAGTGTCATATTTCCCGCCCAGCCAACGAGCTTGACCATTGCATCTTGGTTGACGCTAAAGCGATCTGGGTCCAAGGGAACCATATTACGATCGTTGTGCGGGCGCAGGAAGATGTAGTCCGTGTTGAGGAAATACATGTGCGAGGCCGGCGCGCCGCTGCCCGAGGTCCAGGTGATACCTGCGCCGTTGATCGCGGAGCCGTTGCCTGCCGCGACGCCCTGGAAACCGCCGTCGAACACGACATCGGCATCCATGAACATCAGACTGCCGAACCCGGCCATGCCGTCATCGGTGCGGGAGATGCGCTGGATGGCCTGGAGGCTTTCCCAGTAGTAGCGGTAGTAGACGTTGTCGGCGATGATGAGGTCGGGCCGATCGGGTCCGCGCGTCTGGGCGAGCCAGGTCCGGTTCATCATGGTCTGGATCGTCGCCGAGGAGGGAACGAGTCCGGCCGTGGCGAACGATTGGTTATTCGGGCGCCAGAAGGGCCAGGTGATGCGCGAGATGCCGCCCACTGTGCCGGTCGTGCCCACGTCGGCAACGAGCAGTTGGAGGCCGCCGATCTGCTTGCCACCGTCAGCGGTGCCATCGGAATAGCAGTCGCTCGACAGGTTGTTCTCGAAGGTACGCTCGGCGTTCCCGATACGGGCGTCGAGGAGGTTGATCATCCGCTCGCGACCCGAGTTCTGGATCATCTCGAGGCCGGAGATCGAGACCGCAACCGCGGCCTGCGCGATCGAGAACTGCGCCGCCGTGAACACGTCCGAAGGCGTGATGTTCAGGACATCGTCGGTTATGTTATCGTCGGCCTGTTTATGACCGACTTCTGCATGTCGCCATGCAGCCCAGACTATATCATCCCTTTCGGGTCGGGCGCTCGTGGGGGTGTTATTGTTTCCGCAACCCCTAGTCGTTAGACCTTCCGCATCCCTGGCGATCGCGAGATCGTTACATATGCGGCTTGGCTCGGTATTGTCTCCACCATCCTGAACCGATATAGTGGAGAGGTTCACCGAATTCACCCGATTATCACTGGTGCCATGCCAAACAGAAAAACCGGCCAAACCTTCCCGTGCATGATTTGTGGAGCACCCTTCTACAGGCGCGCGTCCTACATAAGACGCGGCATTCACAAGACCTGCGGTAAACGCGAGTGCAAGAGCGCCTCCATGTCCGGCGAGAACAACCCGTTTTGGGGTCAATCTCATTCCGAAGAAACGCGCCAGCACATTCGCGAAACCAAGCGAGCCAAGCCTACCTTGGGCAAGACCGGGCCGCCTAAGGGATACAAACATACACCGGAAGCGCGAGCCAAGATAACCGCCGCATTGAAACAGCGATGGGTCGACAACCGCGATGTGATGCTTGCGGCCATGCGATCCGATCCCAAACCTCGCGAGGAACAGCGATATCGAAAGAATTTTACGCCTGTTCAGCGTCAGGATTGGAAGGAGAACTGTTGCAAATGGTGCGGAGCGACCGAGAACCTGATCCTCGATCATATCATTCCAGTAATTGCGGGCGGAACGAATGAGCGTCGCAATGCCCAAACGCTTTGCCAGCCCTGCAATATATGGAAATCGGCTCACGTTGATCGACCGTTGTTTCTGGCTGGTTTTAGGCGGCCAGCAGGGCCGAAGTTAACCCAGAGTAACGCTTGTAGGTGCCGTTTTCGCTGTACTCCAACTCCTGCACAATTGCTTGGCCGCCGTCAAAACCTTTGATTTTTCCTCTTTCGGAAAGACGGCGAAGCAGCGCATTGTTTTTTGTTACATTGTCGGCGAGCTTCCGCTGCCGATTGTAGAGCGTCGTGGTGGTGATTTCACCCCAGTTGGTGTTCGGGCTTGCCATCTGTTTGCTCCATCGCGCGGCCCGTAGGCCGCTCCGGGAAAGGGGCGTCTCACGACGGCCCGGTTGAACGGTACGGCTCAGCCAGCGTCTACTTCCGCCACTGCCGCCGCGATTTCGTCGCGCAAAGAACGTGGCCCTTGCCGCTCTGCCGGCGATCCTCCGGTTCCGGGGGAACCGTGGATGCTGGAAGCGGCCCGCGTCGCTCTCTCCGCCTGCGCTTTCCGTTCGGCTGCCGCTTTTCGGGATGCCTGGGACCGTTGGTCTGCCAGGACCTTGGAGCGGGTCTCCCGGTTCGCGTAAACTGCCCGATCATAGAGATCGGCAATCGTAGGAACCTTGCCCTGAGATATTTCTATCTGGGCGAGGACCATCATATCATGTTCGAGTTCCGCAAAATAGGGGTGTTTTGCCGCTCCCGTTTCGTCCTTTTCGTTGGCAAAGGCGTCGATCTGCGCCTGCGTCGACATCTCGCGCTGCTGTTGATCCGCCTGATCGCGCTGGTTGATGCGCTGCTCGAGCCGCGTTATCGTTTCGACCACTTGCGGCGAGATGACGGCTGCCGGAGCCGCACCATTGCTACCGTTCGGCTGCCCTCCGGGGATTTGCTCGCCACGCAGGAGTGCCGCTACGGCCCCGGGATCGATGTTGTAGGCCTGGATCATGCGGGCGATGTGCTGAGCACCGCGCTCGTTCACTCCGCCGCGAGAGGCGGCCTCGCGGCCTTGGATCATGTCCTGCTCGATCGACGCCCATGCCCGGATGATGTCCGATGGCGTCTGACCGCGTTGCTGCAAGCCTTGAAGATGCGGCTCGAAAAGCTGCATCGCACCCTGATATTGGCGCTCGATCTCGGCCGCCCGCTGCAACCGCGGCGTGAATCCTGCCTCGATCGCTTTGTACCGCTCGACGACCTTTGCCTGATGCTCCTTCGGCAACCCGGCGATCAGATCCTTGTCCGCCTGCGACCAATGCTGCGGGACATCCGCGGCCGGTTCGGTGACGGCTGGCGCAAGAGGCTCCCCGTCGCCCTCTTCAAGCGGCAATTCGGGTTCCGGCTCACTCTCGGGCTCCGGCTCAGCCGCCTCTTTCGGGAGGAACTTACCGTCTGGCCCGCGCGCCCGCTCGCCATCACCCGCTTCCTGACGCTCCTCGCGCGGTTCCGGAGCCTCGCGTGCAGGACGTTCGGGACGTTCGGTCTCCTCCGCCTCGGCCGCGTCAACGACCTGCGCTAGAACCGACCTCAGGTCTTGGCCTTCGTCATCAGGTGGCATCATTTCGCCTCTTTGCTGTTTTCAACACGCCCAGCGGGACGCAAATAGCGTTTACACCAATCTTCCGACTGAATCCGCCCACTCACGACCTCGCACGAGCGCGGCGGCTGCCAATGGTCACATATCCCGCAATGATTCGCCTTCGCCGCCGGATGCTCATAGCCAACCGACGCCTTGGACACCTTCGCATCCTCGGCATCCGCCGAGCGGTACAGCGCCTCACGAACGCTGGGATACTCGGCCATTGCCCTTTGCCTCGACCGTCGCAGCCGCATCCTGAACGTCGTCCTTGACGCTCTTGCCATCGTCGGACTTGGCTTTCGGCTCCGCGCCCAGGCGGTGGATCAGGATCTCGACTCGGCGATCCGGCGATTTCTGGCCCTCCCGCGCGCTGTCCGAGGCGCTGACGACACGACCATGCGCCTCAATCCGGTACTCGTCTCCCGGAGCCGGCGTCTCCTTCATCCCGATCTTGTTCATGCTGTCGTGGTCAAGGCTCATGCGGAGCCCCTGGTGGTAATCCTCGTCCGAGCCCATCGGAGGACCGTCAAACCGCGAGGCGCGGGTTTTCTGCTCGGCCTTGGTACGCTTCATATCGACGACACGCATCAGCTTTCTCCTATCGGCACCTTCGCGGCACGTTCGCTCGCCGCCCGAGCCTCCGCGTGCGTCTCCGGCGACGCCTCAAGCGCCGCCTTGATATCGTCCCGCGCCGGGGGCAACGCCTCACGCTCGATTCCCTTCGGATACTCGTTCCCCACCTCGAACGCTCCGTGCGCACGTAGATGGTCTCGATGCTGCGACCGTGAGGTGATCGGCTCCCGCGTGATAACGCTCCGATACGGCGTGATGTCGCTCTGGATGTAAGGCCCGCGCCTCGGCGGCAGCGGCGCGTCGAGGTTAAGCTCGACCAACTCGCCGTTGCGGATGACATAACGATGGCGGCTCATCAACCCATCCTCACCACGGGAGCGTAACGTCTTTTGCGACCCTCAAAACCATCGCCCCACCAAAGACTGTTCCAACGATCAAGCCAACCGCTAATCCCATCAGGAATAGAGTCATACCAACCCCTGCGTGTTCCGCGCCTCAATCCGTGCCAATCGCGCCTGGTCGAGCGCCTCCTTGCCCACCATCTCGCGACCCCGAAGCGCCAACTCGGTAATCCGTAGCTGGTTCTCCGCCGCCGCCCGCTCCCGATCGGCCTGCGCCTCGATCTGTGCCGAGATCAGCTTCGTGGCATTCGCCTGCTGGTCCGTCTGCGCCTTCGCCGCGGTCTGCTGCTGCTGTGCCTGGAGCTTGGCACCCTCAACTGCCGTCTCAGCCTGGATCTCCTGCGGCGATTTCGTGTTGCCCTTGCCTTGCTGAACCGGCGGCTGAGGCGGCCCCTTCTTCATCCCGTCGACGAACTGCTCGAGCGCCTCCTCGATCTGGCGCGACGCCGGGAAGGCGCGGAACCCGAACTTGAGCAACTCACCCGCAAAGTCCGCGATCGGCCCCGATTGCGACATCTGCGGGATTAGGACCTCCGACAGCGGCAGGATCGCCCGCATAAACTCGGTGATTGCCGCCTGCTCGGCCTGCTCGTCCGCCGCAACCGTGCTGTCCGCCTCGATGTCGATCTTATAGGAGGTCGCCACATCATCGCGGATCAGCGCGCACGCATCCTCAAATTCTTGCTGCCGGCGCTGCGTCTCCGCGTCCCACGCTTGCTTCAGCTGCATCCATTGCGCGAATGCAGGGTTCAGCATCATCGGAGGGGCTGGCGGCGGCACCATCGGGGCGCCGGGCGGGGCGAAGGGGACGACGTTCGAGCCGATCATGAACCAACTCCTGCAACAGGCACAGGCGGCGGAGGCGCAGGGGACGGGGCAGCGCCTCCGCTACCTGGCGCAGCCTGGGGAGGTTGGGGGATCCCCGCCTGCATCGGCGGACCACCGTTATGCCCCATCATCGGCGGCATCCCCGGCGGTCCCTGTTGCGGCATCATCTGCAGCGGCGGAGCCGAAATCCTCATCGGCGGCATCGGCGGCATCTTCGGAAGCCTCTCCGGCAACCCCACCATCTGGCTCAACGTCTGCACGCTAAAGTGCTTCGCCATGACATGCGCCCGCAAGCGCATCAAATCCCGGGCGAACCTGGCTACCTGCTTCTGCGACCGCGTAATCCGCCGCGTCGCGAACTGCGCCTTCAACTGCTGCGCCCCCAGCGTCTCGTTCGGGTTCGTCTCCCCCCGCAGGATGTCCGCCATCCCCGTGATCTCGTAAAGCGTCCGCTTCACCCGATCCCGCGCATCGTATAGCTGGATCAACACCTTCGCGATCTGCTCCATCGGAGCCCAGACGATCGCGTTCTGCAGCCCGCCCTTCTCCATGAAGAGTGCCCAACCTTCGACCGGAATCAACTGGTTCTCGATCCCATCCTCACTGAACATCTGCGAGATGGCCGCCTTGTCCTCCCCCGCGTACAGCCCCACGACTTTCAGCGCCGCCGTCAGCTTGTCGATGCGCCCGGTCAGGATATCGAGCTCGATCGCCTGATCCTCATATTCCGAATAGTCCGCCCGAGGTACGAGCGTCTCGTTCGTTGTCGTCGCGCTCAACGGCCTCGGGGCCGGGAAGAACTCCGGCAACCCCAACGGGTCATCTATCGTATCCAGCGGTCCGTCAGGATACGACGGCGCGACCCACACCGCCTTCTTCTTCTGTTTGTCCCAGATTTCCCACACCATCGCCTTCTTGAACGCGTCAGCCTGCGGACCCTTCAGGCCGTCCTCGTCCAGCCCCTTTGGGGTATAGTCGAGCACCACGTCGTTGCCGATCTTCTTCCCGAAACGCTCAACCAATTCGTCCCGCGTCAGGTACGACCGGAACGCCTGCCACCAGACCTGATCCTGCGTCCGCGCCGGGCTCTGCCGGAAATCCTCCCAGAACACGTACTTTATCGGCGCCCGCTCCCCAGTGACCGGCCGGAATGTAGGCTTGCGGCCATCCTCGTCCTCTTCCCCATCAGGATCGTCCTCGGGCTCCCCGAAACTTGGCTCATAGAAGACCCGGGCGACGCCGCGGCCTGGCAGCAAACGATCCTCGACCACCTGCTCCATAACCTCGTTGAACTCGTCGAGGTCATCCTCATACGCGAGCGCTCGCTCGAGAATGTCCGCGCCCATCACGGTGATCGGGTCGTCGTCCGCGCTCTTGTGCCGGCGCTGCACGTCCGGCTTCGGCGTCCGCCCATAGAGAATCGGCTTCAGCGTCTCGACATTGCTCCACAGGATGTTGAACCGCGCTGGGCTACCGCTGCGCCGGCTCCCCGCAAACCCCATCTGCTCGCGGCGCTCATCCCGATACCGCTTAACAATCGCCCGGCCCGATTGCACGAAGCGCCGGTCCTCGCGCTCCGCCAGCTTCAGCTGCTGCAGCCAGAACCGCGCAACCGCGCCCGCATCGGTGCCGAGATCGTCCCGTTTCTCGATCGGGTTGTTGTAGGTGGCAACATCATTCTCAGCCATCGGTCGTCTTCCGCCGATCCGTTTCCTCAACCCACTTCATATGGGCTATTCCCGAAAACTTCTCATCCCATGCACAAGAAGGGAACAGCCTATCGCTCTCAGCCATGCGCGCTCACCGGATACATGTTGTCCAGCCGTGGATCCGCCGGAACCCCGAACTCGAGCCACACATCGCGAGGGCCGCCCATGTCGATCGGGCGAGAATGCTTCACCACCCGATAAATCCGTTGCTGAGAAAGAATTGGGGAGGGATCAATAAACAGCCGTCCCTTGGCGGCCCATCTAATTGCCGCCTCCTCAACCAATTTGCGACGATCACCAAAACAATATGGCACATAATAATCAGGGGAATAGCAGGACTGAACAAGCGGAAACTTATCTGGCATCGTCTCCCGTAGGAAATTGTTAATTGCCACATTCACCGCTGGGGTAGATGCCCCATATTCCTTTGCCAGGACAGGCTGGGTTGTCCCAAATCGCCACCTCATTGCCATAAAGGCGCCATGCTCAAGCGTAAATCTAGCCATCCCCATCCCCTCTAGCGATCATATCGCCGTCCAAAGCCAATGTGCCGCCGTGCCGCCACCCACGCCAACAGCGCGCAGAACACCAACAGCGGCAACGAGCCGCCGAGAACGCCGGGATAGGGAGGCGGCACGCTCATGGCCGATAGACCGCAGCGATGTGGCGAGAAAGAGGAGTTGGTATTTTGGCGATCATGGCGCTGGCGGCTTTGCGGGCGGATCTGCCGGAGCCGCGCCTGTGGAATGCTCCATGAAGCGGATCGTCAAATTCCGGCACGGGGCGTTCCGACCAGATGCGGCCAGGCGATCTCCCGAGCTTGACGCCCTCGACCGAGGCGGATTGGAACGAGCGCCCGCTGCCGTCGAAGCGGAAGCCGGGGAGTTTGGCTGCGCTGGTCGGCGGCATTAGCGCCGGCACGTCGCCCCAGAGGTAGAACGAGCCGTAGTTCCAGCGCGCACGCCCGACCCACTTCTGCGCCCCGCGCACGTTCTCGACGACGAGCGGGATGTGCCGCCCCGCCGCCTCGCACGCCTCGCGCTGGATGCGGAAGCACGCCTCGAACAGCGTGTTGTCGGGCGGCGGCAGGGCTTTTGCCCTCGACCACGGCATCGCTCGGTAGCTGTAGGCCTGGCAGGGCGGCGAGGCGACGATCAGCGCCGCGTCCTTGAACTGTGAGCCGTCCAGCGTCAACACGTCCTGCAGCACGAGTTGCGCCGGATACCTGTGCGCGCCGTACTGATGCCGCTCGATATCGAAGCCGACGACATCGTAACTCTCGGCCAACAAGCCCTCGGTCCAGCCGCCGAGGCCGCAATAGAGGTCGATGGCGAGCGGCCTCATTTTCAGATGGCCTCTCCGATCCTTACGCCTGCGGAGGAGGCGCCATCGTCGCCGGATCGATCGCGTTCATCGCCATCACGGCATCATTGACGCCCTGCACAGCCGCATCGATCGCAGGCTGGTCCGTCGCCGAGGCCGCGACCCGCGCCGCCAAAGCCGTCACCGCGGTCGTCAGGTTGTTCACCGCCGCCGTCAACGCGCTCGTGTCTGCCATCGTTCTCTCCATTCGCTCCAGGGTTTGCCGCTGCTCGTATAGCTCCGCCGAGAGCGCAAACGCCCAGGACGGAGCCCATCTCGATAACGCGGTCATCGCACGCGGTATATCACGCTTTGCCTGTTTCCCGCACGCAATCCGCAGGATCGAGCGCCACGTCGATCATCGCGCGCCAGCATTCGGTCGCCTGATCGTTACCGACACCCTGACCGTTCTTTTGAATCGACCAATCTCGCGCGCCGACAAGCATCGCTTTGGTCGGCTCGCGCATCGCTTCGATCGCCGCGCGAGCCACCTTGATCGCGCCCTCGCTCAACGTGGGATCCTTTGGCGGCGGCGTCCCGCATTGCCGCACCATTTCGGCAACAATCGCTTCTGCCACCCGCTCGACCATCTCGCTCATGCGCAGATTACCTCCATGACCTTATGATCGGCATCCTCGATGACAACCTTGGACGCCTCCTTGCGCTCCATTCGAGAACGCCACACAGCAATCTCCACATCCCGGGAACTTTCGCCGATATGCCAGGTCTTAACCAACAGATCGCCAAACTTTGCTTGGCCCGCCACCACCGCGGGATGACCTGAACCCGCATATCCGGAAATGTGATAATCTGGTTTGCGGCTCATACTCCCAACCCCTCCCAAAGCGTACCCTCCGGCCCGCACGATCCTTCCGTGTGCAGCACTCTCGCCAGATGACAGGTCGGGTGATGCTCGCTCTCCTCCCCCGTCACGTAGTCCACGATAGTCGTCGCCAGCGCCGGGTGCATGCAGAACCCCGCGCCCACGATCTCGTCCCGGTCATCGCGCTCGATGTGGCGGCAATCCTTGCAGGTCTTCATGACGTCACCCGATCCGCTGCGGCCGGGCCCCCCGCGCCCCATCCCGCTTCCGCTGCCATGCGTCCAACTCTCCGAACGTCATCTCCGTCAGCCCCCGGATCGGCTCGACCCGCTCGGGCAGCTCGTCCCCATGCATGAGCGATCCGAGCATACGCCCGAAGAGGCTCAGCACGTCGACCTGATCGTCATGCCTCCCCGCGGGAAACCTCAGCATTTCCGATACGAGGTCCGTCGCCCATGCCGCCCGCTTCGGGAAATACACCTTCCCCATGCTCAGCCGAGCCCGTATCCCCTGCGCCCTCGTCTGCTTGTCGTTCGCCGACACATACTGCCGCCGATACCCGTAGATGCGCCGCTCCATCTGCCGCTTCACGATGAACGGCCCGAGGCTCCGGATGATCTGCCCCTGCTCCTCGCCCCACATCAGCGGCGACCATTGTTCCATCAGGTCCAGAAACGCCTCGACCCAGGCCTCCGAGTCCGTCTGCCCGCGCCACCAATCCAGCAGGTATATGTTATCGCTGGGATCCACACCGATAACCCCGTGAACAGTATAATCCCCACCCGCCGACGTAACGGCGTAATCGGAAGCGCCATACGTGCGAAGGGTCCGAATATCCGGCTGATGATCA